TTGATGACAAGCCTGCAGGTCTAAAGTATTGACCAAATTTATCTTGATCATATGCTTCGCCGTCAACAGATGCTTCAAACATCTCCTTCATAACCTTAACTTCAACTTCGCCAGGTTTCTTTGGAAGGAAATCATTTAAATTGAAAAGAGTATTGTTTTCAATTGCTTTGTTTTCATCTTCTGTTAAAGGTCTTGATTTTCTAGACCATGTTGACGTTGAGTAATCAGCATATCCACCTTTAGATGTTTTGATGATTCTAAAATCAACACCGCTTGTTGAATCAGTTGGAAGATCTTCCATATCTGGATCCATTAATGCTCCTTTAATTATTTGGAATATTTGTGGACCAATTATGAATCTTCTAATTGGATTCTCTGGAGTTGATTCTTCTCCGATTGGATCGTCTTTCACAAAACCTTGGAAAATATAACTTCTTTTCTTCCAATATTTTCTTCCTAAATCTTCTAATTTAGGATCTTTGAACCATCCTCTTACTTCGGATAAGATTGAACAAGACTCGCCGTACATTTCCATACATGGAACTTGTACTTGCACTGGTCTTGAATCTGTTTCACCTTTGATTCCTGCAAAAGGTAATTTAATCATTAACCTTTCTTTCCAGAAAAAAGTGTTTTCTTTATCGCCATCTGGCAAGAAACGAACAGTTGCCTGCTCTCCTTCTTTTAGATTCCAAAATGGGTAAATGGCGTTGTCTCCGCCTGTTCTTGAATTAGAGCCTCCTGATTTAGATTCTTGTTCTTTCAGTTTTGCTCTGATCTCTTGTAGTGTTGCCATAATTTAAGCCTCCTTTATTGCCTGTTGTTATTATATTATGTGCCTTTAAAATATTAGTATAGCACAAGACAAACATAATGTCAAATATATACTAATATTACTATTTAGTCAACCGGAAATGGTAAAGTTAATTATTGAACGCCTGCTAATTTTTTGATTTTGGCAATTTCTGGATCTTTGTTTGCCATTAAGTTTTGAATTGTTTCCTGAGCAGTGCTCACAGCACCGTCGCCAAATTTCTTTTCTACTGACGTTAATACTGCTGTTTCACCTTTAGGAAATTGATTTGATGTGTAGTCAAAGAAACTCTTAACGAACTCTTCTACAGTTGATTCTTTGTCTGTAAATGCTTTCTCGTCTTGGTCTTCTGCACCCATCTTTGATTTCATGCGATCTGATTCAAAGTCGTAATCTTCTTGTGCGGCTTTTAGTGCTTCTTCGTGTTCTGCACCACCTGGCTTAATCATTTCATCTGCTGTATCGTCGTCAATTTTATGATTGCCATCGTATGTGTATTCACCTTTTAAACTGTTAGGGTCAACTTTGCCGTTGATTGCTTTATAATGAATTGTACCATAAGCCGTTTCACCATCATCACCTGATAATTCATAATCCATTGAACCTTCGTAATCTGTTTCGTTTTCGTTTTTAATTTCTGAATCACTTGATTTTAATTTGTCGAAATTTTTTCTTAGATATTCCATTGCGTCTTTGGCATTATTAAATTTTGTTACAGATTTTTCATCTTTGTTTAAAATATCATACACCATCTTACCATCATCACCCTTGTACATAGACACATAAGGTTTGATATCTTCGAATGTAATTTCTTCTTTTTTGTTTATTCCTGGATCTTGTTTCATGTCACCTGTTTCAATTTTTGAAACCAGTGTGGGATCTTTTTGTGAAATATAATCTAAAATCATTGGACGCATACAAGCATCTGAATCTTCATTTGCCGCTTTTTCAATTTGAGCATTTAATTCTTGATCATCAATTATACCTGCTAGACTTTCAATTCCGTTTGTACCATTAACACCTACAGGAAAATGTTTTGCCATCAGTGTGTTTAATTTTTCTAGTGCTAAATTTTGTTCGTCTGCATCTTGTGAAAACAATCCGTTGTCTTCTCTTACAATATCGTCCATTGCTGATTCAAACTCATGAAAGTTATCCACAGTTTCAATCATACCACCTAATACTTTTTCAATTTCTTCTGGATTTGTATCTGTGTGTACAACAACACCTTGGAAGTTAGATGGATCAGGTTGAACATCTGCCGAAATTCCTGCTTTGGATAACATGTTTTGAACATTGTCTATATCCATGTCGCTGATTGGTTTTTCAGGATTAAAGTCTCCAATCAAATCATATTTTAAAGTTCTTGGTTCAATGCCGCCTTGATATCCATGTGCTTCAAATGATGTTGGTCCTAATTCTTCTATTGCTGTTCTTTCTGAAACCAGTTTGTAGATGTAAGGAAATACATCTTGTAGTTCTTCATTGAATGATTTGATCGTTAATTCATCTATCCATGATTTTTTAACATCTTCAGGAACTTCTGCTAATTCTGATTTGCTATAAGTTTCAAATGTTTCTTTGTAAGCATTTTGTTTTTGTAATTTTAAACAACTTGTTTTAATTTCTTCTATTCTTTCATCCACAACAGACTGATATTGTTTTAGGCCTTCTGCCATAACGTTTGATCTGTTCATGTAAGTTTTGAATTTTCTTAATTGATTTAATTCTGAACTCATTTCTGCAATGTGTTTGCCAAAGTCATCAAATGGATTTCCACCTTCTGATACGTGACGAGCCATTGCTCTTGCACCGTTTAAATGTTTAAACGGATATTTGAATCTTTCGCCTGCATTGCTTTCTATAAAAAGAGATTCTATTCTGTGAGTACGTCCACCGGCTACTGCTGGATTTACAGGTGCCGAATGTTTGATTACTAATCTCGCTTCACCTACAGTTTGAAAACTTGTCTTTGTTGTACCGTATAAATTTGATTCGCTCACTGTTTCTACCTCTTTCCCTTGTCCTAAAAAGTCATAATCTCTTTTTTCAAGATTGCTTTTTGTTATGTCTCTTGTGTCAAAACCAAGCACTCTTGCTTTGGCAAAACCTCTTAATTCTTTTAAAAAGTTGTACCAACTGTGTTTTAATGGTTCATCTGATTGTTCAACAAAGTCTTTGCTGTGCATTACAACCAAGCCATCTTCTTCACTAATGCTAATACTTACCTTTCCTAGTGCGTTTCCGCCCTCGTTGAAATCGAAGTCAAAAAACCTTGCTTCAGTGGGTTCAGTGGTTGCTTGTCCTCCTGAATCACCCAGTGTAACCTGTGGAAATTGCCCTCTGATCTTGTTAAAAAGGTCTTTTGCTATAACATTTAAGTTCATACAGTGTATTTATCTGTTAGTGGCTTACAAATATAGGCATTGGCATAACCTTATCTGCTGTGTCTTCGTCTGCTTGACTGAATGATGTGTAAATTTTTGGATCCCAATCTTTTAGCACACTTATTATACGCATAATCAACAAAGTAGCACTCACTAGGTCGTCTGTTTGACCAGATTTTGCTTTGAATGATGAACCCGAAGCAATAAAACTCTTCAATTCACTTATCAAAGGTTTACTGTATATTTTCAGTTTTTCTTTTTCAATCATGTTCTTTAATCTAGAACATGCAGTGATTTTTGTTTTGTGTGTGGTATTAAATCCTTTTCTAAACTTTCTTATATGACCTTTTCTGATTGGTTCTGAAACAAACAAGCCAGGAATAGAATCTTCTCCAAAATCATTTATAACCAACAATGCAGATTCGCCTATGGTATTGTTTTCCACGCTCCAATATATGTTTGAGCCTGATGATTTTGTTTCATCTTTTATGTAGTTGCAAATATCACGCATAATTCTTATTTGTTGTGGGATAGGAGTTGTGTTGTGTTTCCATTCTGCTACCTGTGTGTATGAAGGTAATTCAAACACTTGAATTGCCGCATTATCGCCGCCTGTTCCCATTGCTGGATCCAGTGCCACAACATATGTTGCATGAGCATCTAATTTTTTATACCAGCGTGTTTGTCCCATATTGAGTGTGGGTTCTTTTCCTTCCAATGTGGTCAACACGAGACTGTTTACTAGTGTTTCATCGAAAACCAAAAACTCACAACCATATTCACGTCTAAATCTTTCTTCACCAATACGTCCTAGTTCTTGTTTTTTCCATTCTTCGTCTCTGTCTGGATGTTCGTCCCATGATGCTGTGTATCCATGAAATCCATTGATTCCTAATTCTTGTTCGTTACCATGCTCATCAAATTTGTTTTGACTCTCACGCCAAATTGTTGCAAATACATCTTCATCTGAGTTTGGCGTTGATGTGATAATTGCACGTCCACCTGTTGCCAGTGTGGGTGATATGGAAGTCCAAAACTCTTGTGCTATGCCAGGGTTGACAAATGCAAACTCATCACAGTACAGTAAAGATATTGACATACCTCTACCAGTATTTCCTGTTGTAGTTGCTGATACAATTCTTGATCCATTTTCAAATTCCATAGATCCTTTGTTGTAGTTTGTTACACCAGCTCTTATATAATCGGGACACAGTTCATATCCATATCTTATACGTTGCATAATTTCTTGTGCACCTGTATATTTGTGTGCGGCAATTAGTATAGTTTGATCTGGATGAAACATTGCATACCATAAAAGATAACAAGCGGCAGTTGTAGTTTTACCACTTTGTCTTGGTAGCATATTAATATTGAATCTGAAATCGTGATAACTTGATAATAATTTTGTTTGATATTGAAAAGGTTCAAATATACATTTTCCTCTTACAGGGTGCTGTATAAAAAAGAATTTTTTTGCAAAATAATCGTATCCTTTTACAGGATCTGAACAATGCACTAAATCTGCTATTTGTTCTTCTGTAAATTTTTCCCTTGTGTGTGCTTTTTTGGTAAGGACACCATCTAAACTTTTATTACTCATATATAATACTTATGCTGAAAATTGGTGGTGTATTGCTTTTTGACTATGCGTTTTTCTTAAAGTCTTGGTAGGCTTGTAGCAAAGTTTCTTTGATAGAAGATTGAACTTCTTCTTCAGTTTTTTCAAGTGCCATTGGATTATCGCCGCCTGCAACTTTAGGGTATGTTTTTTTGATCTTGTTTATACCGCCTGATAAATCTTTTGTCATGTATTGAGTATCTTT